AGTTCTGGTAGTCTGTAGGCAAATAGTTGTTCATTTTCTCACTCCGTTAATGTTTTTATATTACGTATTTCGGCACCCTCTACATCGTAGAGGTATTCTTTTATGCCGTCTTCAATCTCCGTGCCTACGTCTTCATCAGCAGGTATAGGATATTCTTCAGGGTCAATATCAATTGTGATGTAGACTTTAACTCTCATCACTCGCCACCACGTCTTCTATAAGCGTATTGAGATACCACTGTGCTTTCTGTAAGTCTTCAAGAGGCTTACCCTTGTAATCAAAACGCCACATGTACTTCATAACATTACCCTGTAGGTAATACTTGAAGTTTGGTCCTAGTGCAGCCTGAATAGCAGCAATACACTCAATACCTGACTGATTGTAATGTGAAGGACTGTTGACCATATCTGTCTTTGTGTCAGACAATTTCTTTGTGTAGTATTCATCCATCAGTTTCTCCTCATCTTCTGCTGTTCTGTTTTTCATGTATTCCTCGTGTCTCATGCAGAACCTCCTGTCTTACTGTTGAAGTTGAGATGAACAACATTACCGTCATATGTCTTCTCTACGCCCATCTCTTCTTCTAGTTCTACATCAATACCCATCTCGTTGTCAACAACTTCCATGACATACGTGTGAACAAGATTACGAATAGTCTCATCCTGTTCCATGATAGGCACTGTGGCACACATCATCTTACAGAAGTGCATTAGCTGTGCATAGCTTTCATCATCCATAGGATTGTCTGGTCCAGAGATAATAGAGATATCAATCTCACCTGTCCAGTCTTCGCCGGATACCGTGGGTCTTACACGAATTACAAAGTCCTCATCTTCAAATGTCATATAATCTGTCATGCTCATCTCCTCTTCACTTTTGTTCCACTGAACTTGATAAACTTAGGGTGATTGTTTTTACCCTTCTCCTTTAGCCAATCTTCGGGAATGATGCGGTCATAATATCTGAACCCGTATTTAATACACCACTCTGCGTATGTAGACTTAGCACCTTTACGTAGCTTACGTCTACTGTTTTCAAACACAAAACGAAGGTCTAGCTTGGGATGCTGCTTCTTGATTGCAAGATGCTTGCGTCTGTCTGCTGCTGTAAACATGCCCTTCGTCTCAATGATGATACCGTTGTCCAGTATGAAGTCAGGAGTATAGGTGCGGTAGGCCAAGTCTTCCCATTCAATTTTCATGTTCTCGTAGTCATACTTAACTTTGAGTTCATCTAAATAAAGGGACAGCTTATGCTCTAATCCACTCCTATACCCATACTTTCGCGCTGCACGAAACTGCTTTGCGTTGGGCATTACATTGCCCTTCCCTTGAAGAAGTTTTTGTTTTTGTATTCATCTGCAAGTGTCACATACGATACAGTCTTAGGCTGCTTGGCTTGTGACATAACAGCGGGTAGTTCTTGTATCTCTGGCCAACACGAGAAACGATAGCGGCAGAAACCACACTCTGTGCCAAGCATTGTGTTACCAGTAGGCTTACCACGGAATGTCTCAGGCACTGCATCAAAGCAGCGTTCAAACTTATTAGCCTCAACAGCGTCTGCTGTCTCTTTGATCTTACCAACTTCTTGCTCTACGTCAATACCTGTAGCCGGTACGTACTTGAACTGGCCGTTAGCCTTGTTCACTACCCACCATCCACCAGCCTGTTTGCCTGATGCCTTTGCATAGCCAGCAAGCTGTGAGACGTAACCAAAAGCATCACCCTTCTTCAGTGTGTCGAAAGACTCAAACTTGTTAGTATACGACCAATTAGATGCTGACTTAATATCATCAACAGCACCATCAATAACAATATCGTAGGTGCCAGTGATGGATGTATCGTCGTCAAGATCAAGCGTAACCTTCTCATCATCTTCATACTTCACTCCTGCTTCCTTGAGAAGACCTTTGAAGACAGCTTCAACAATATCCCCAAGCATCATGTTCATTACGAATGTGGTAGGCAGGGGCAGTGCTTTCTCTGGCTCATTCTTCTCAAACCAAAGCTGGCAAGTTGGTCTACCTACGTTTGACATACGCAGACCAAACTTGTCACGCTTGTTGCCCCCACCAAACTGGCGTTGAATTGCATTCATTACATCTTGACCTACCTGCTTAACGGTATCCTCAGACATTGTGGACTTACCGTTAGCAGCATTCTCCATGTATTGGTGCAACGCCAGTTCAGCAGGATGCTTCATTATGCTACCTCGTCTTCTACTTCAATGTCAACAAGATCATCCAACACAGCAACATCATCCTCTTCCATCTTGGAGTTTGCTTTCTCTGCCCAAGCGTTGACGATGTAGTTATTGTAGTTGTCGATCCACGACATGAAATCACCAAACAGAACTTGATCTTCTTGGGTCAATTCAATCGTGTTTGACACATCCAATGAGGCTATTGGCACATAGAACGAAGCACCCGTAGGAATCTTACGTTCTTCTGTGTTAGCAGTAATGATGTGCTGGACAGGCAACCGCTGCATCTTGGCCAGCTTCTCAAAGCTACCACCAATTTCTTTGAATGCATCACGGTTGTCAATCTCCCAGATGAAAGGCGTAACTTCTACCTCAACAGGATTACCCTTGTCGTCTGTCGGATTGAGCATCTCGACTGTACCAAGCACCACACGAACACGCTTGATCTGCTTAATCAGGTCTTGCAGGTTCTGCGGCAGTGCCTTGAAGTCTTTGATGTAGCCAGCAGGTTTACCACAGTTGAACCCACCATCATTGTCCTTCAGGTCAATGTTAAGCGTGTCAGCCATGATACTCTTGATGAAGCGGTTAGGCGTATTGCCGCCGCCTTGCATGTAACGCTTGTACATGAAGCGTTGCATAAATGGGCGAAACTTAACGCTTGAGGCGTAGTGGGTTGGACCGTCTGGTATTTCCAGCTTGTAGGTTCCACCCTCAACGACTTCCACGTTTACGTTCTTACCCTTCACTTCTGCCGTACCCATGATTGGGCTGTGGTGTATGCGCATACGAGCAAGAGAACTGGACTTAGCAGATGTCTTACCTTCGTTTGCAATACCCATAGCCTTGGCCATAGCGGCATAGTTGTTAGTGTCAATGGTTGTAAGTTGTGTCATACATTTTGCTCCTTTTGTTTAGCGAATAGTGCATAGTTATATCACGCTACATCTTTAGTGTCAAGCCAATTAGGACCGATTTTTGATTCTAAAAGCAGCGGCACATTGAACTTGATACCCCACCGTAGCGTGATGAGTTCACTGAGAACTTCATTTGTCTGGTTTATGATACTGATTACTTTCTCCTCTTCGTCTGGGTGTATGTCTATGATGATGCTGTCATGTACGCTATTCACTATACACGACTGCATACCCGATAGCAAGTCATCAACATGAATTAATGCAATCGGAACTATATCCGCAGTAGCGAATGACTGCACCGGATAATTTTTGATTTGCGTAAAGTGTGACACTCTGCCGCTTGCCTTTCGTACAACGTCAGGGAATGAGAACTCACGGCCAGAAGGTGTGGTTATCTTTCCTGTAGTCAACGCTTCCTTCGCCAAGGTAGAATGCCAATCGGCCACTCCCTGATACTTGTTGTTAAAGTGTTCGTAGTACGCTGCCTCCGCTTTTGTTCTGCCAAAGCCCGTTGCTCCATATAGCGGCGCGAATGTATGCGCCTTCGCATCCTGTCGGCTCGTAGGCTGACCAGCATTGGTAATAACTTCAGCGGTGTATGCGTGTACATCAAACCCAGTAGATACTTCTTCAATTGCAACTCCATCCTGTGATAAATATGCGGCAGCACGAAACTCAAGCTGTGCAAAGTCAGCTTCCATAATCTTACCGCCATTAAACCGTGACACAAATACCTTCTTCACGGGGAAGGTGCCACCACGTGGCATGTTCTGCATGTTGGGGTCTGCTCCTGAGAGACGACCCGTAGAAGTGCGATGCTGTAGCAGACGCACATGCAGCTTTCCATCTGTCTTAACGTGGGTGCGAATGCCATCAACGAATGATGACAGATACGTATCCACAGCAGACAGTCGTCGTACTTTTGACAGGAAGTCAGCAGCCTCTGTCATTTCTTTGACACGTGCTGCTTTTTCCAAAGTCTCAAGGTTTAGCTTGCTGGTGCTAAAGCCATTGGCACTAGCCCACTTTGGTGACGGTGGCTTGAACTTGAAGCCAGCGGCTGTGTCTGTTGGTATAAACAGAAAGCCTTCACCATTGCATGTGCCACATTTATTTGGCTTGGCAAAAGGCTCACCATTCTTCTTGACCTTGCGTATGTAGCCCGTGCCACCGCAGTCCTTACACTGTGATGCTTTCGTGCGATACAGCTTCTCTGTGCGTGAATTGATAGCATAGCGGAAATCTGTATCTGACATATAAGGGTCAACAACGCTGGCCCATTCCTGTTTGTCCATGACCTTTCGGCCATAGATGACCCACGATAGCTGCTCTGGGCTATTGAGATTGATAGGAGTGTCACCCATAACTTTACGGACGTGGCTCTCCAAAGCAACGATCAAGTCTTTCTTCTCCTGCTCAAACTCTGCTTGCACCTCATCCAGCTTGGTAATGTCAACTGCAAAGCCCCGCTGGTAGATACGGGCAAGGCGTACTGCTACCTGATTACTCAGGTCAACTGTGCTGCGCAGCCCTGCGTCTTCCTCTGTATTCAGTCTATACATCAGCTTATCAGAAAGCTGCTGAGTGGCGTGTAGGTCAGCAGACAGATATGACGTAAGCAGGTCATATGGTATGTCACGTGTGCTGTAGCCTTTGGCAAAGTATTCCTTGAGTGTGTCTTGCTTACGTGTGTCAAGCAGATATCTATTGGCACATGCCTCAAGTGATAGCGGTTCTTTCTGGCCACGCTGCAAGACATACTCTGCCAGCATCGTGTCGAAGACAGGACCGTCATACTTGAAGCCTGACTCCCAAAGCCACAGCAAGTCGTATGCTGCGTTGTGTGCGATCAGGATAGTAGTCTGATCCAGATAGCCTTGCACCAAGTCAAAGGACTCCTGATCGGGAGACGAACACTCTGCATGATCGAAAGATACAATTGTTTCGTCACCCTGATCGGTGAGCATACCCACCATGACCAGTGAGTTCTCCGGCTCAAATGGGTCAAGGTGCATCTTGCCGTCACGCTTGGTGACTGTGTTTTCTACGTCAAGTGTTAGTTTCATACCGTGTACCTCGCTGTCTGATATTCTAGTTCGCAGTGTACCACACCGTGCCAGCCTGACAACTTATTTTTTACAACATTCAGATGACGCTGTGTATCCTCTTCGTCCTGACCCTCCGCAACAGGGTTCTTGGCAATCAGCACCATGAGGTCAGCTTCCGCTGCCTTACCGGTACGACTACCCTCCATCATGCTTTGGTTCAGCAAGACCTTGCCCTCTGCATCAGCGGAAAGCTGGGACATGTAGAACACGGCACACTCATGCTGCTTGGCAATCATACGTGCATGAACTGCGTTGGCCTTCAACGCCTCGTCGGTACGAGCAAAGCCGCCGGTCTTGGCGAACTTGTCACCCATATCGAGCAGGACGATATCTGGCTTGTATGATTTGCAGATACTCTCCACCCACGCCATATCACGACCAGTGGCATCCTTGATCTTGATGCGTTCCTTCACTGGTGCGTACAGGTCACGTGCCTTGGCTGGGTTCTCCTTGATCTGCTTCATAGTCATGCCAGTGGCGGCTGTCAGGTATCTTGCACCCACACGGTGATAGCCTTCCTCGTTACACAAGATAATGCAGTTGGCACCCTGATGGGCAAAGCCGCCGGGGCTGGCAATCAAGCTGGCGTGGAACGATGTCTTGCCGGTGTTGGGCCGTGCGCCAATCTCAATCAGATGCCCCGCATTCACGCCCTCAACCTTACGTGTGAGGCTAGGGATGTTGAACGTCCACCGTGCCTCAAGATCGTTACGGGCAAGCAATGTCTCAATGTCGATGTCATCCCACTCCACACTGAGATTGGGTGTGAAGTCATCTCCATACTGCTCAAGCAGCTTACGCAAAGGCTCAAGAGTGGACTGGTCACCTGTCACATAGTCTACACCAAGATTGGCAATGTCCTCACCCACAACCTGCTGAAACAGCTTCGACAGCACTTCCTGTGCCACGTCACCGCCCATCGGTATTTCTTTCTTGATCTTGTAGAACAGGGAAGAGAAAGCCTCTTTCCTAGCGGGTGTCATTGTAGGATTGTCTGATGTGAACAACGCCTCCACCTCATCGGGTGTGAGGGTGCGTTCATAACGATCCATGGCTGTATCAATAGTCTGCTTGATCTCCCGCACGTCCTTGCTGAACAGGCGATTAGGACATTTAGCCCCACGATGGTCATCGTAGAACTCCTTATTCATTAGGCTTCTAATCAGTGATAATTCCATATAGCTTCTCCATATCTTCGGGGTTACGATACTTCAAGTCTTCATTTAATTTGAGTATCTTTACGTTGTCAACATAGCCACGTAGTTCCTTGGCCATGATAAAACTTTTCTTTAGCGCATCGGGGTCTAACGCTACAACTGCCGTCGAGAACTGTGTGAGAAATCCTTTATGCGATTCTTGCAAAGACGTTCCAAGAAGCGCAACCCCGACAAAGGATGTAGAACCGAAACCAATAACGGCAGCACTCACACAGTCCTCAACAACGATTGCTACACTACCAGAACCAATAACGTATGGCAAGCCACTTTTTCCATATTTTGTCCATTTGGGCAATCTTTTTGTCAGTGACCTGCCGGTGGCATCAACGATAGCACCGCCGTGTCGTACAGGAAACACCACTCTGTCGTCCTTGACATCGTAGTATAATCCTAGTTCGTCAGGGTCAATGTCCCATCTAGCACACCAACGACGAAGATACAGGTTGTCAGTGCGGGGTATCACGTGTCTGGGCATCTCAAACGTATCTTCCACAGCCTTAGGAACACTGAGGAAGCCAGCACGTATGTCATCCGCAGTCAGATGCACCCTCTCACTACCCTTAACGCCACAGGTAAGCCGAAAGCAATTCCACAGCAGGGAACCCATGTTGTTGGTCACGGTAAAGGTACGTTCCCCACAGTTAGGACACTCCAGTCTCTTTGTAACTCCATTGGGTATGTTTAGATCACTAACGTATTTAAACATATTAGTGTTATTATATTTATACATGTTATACACCTTCCTTTGCGGCACTTGTACTGCTTGTAACATGCATTTTTCTCTCCGTCAAGGCATGATTTGCACTTTTCAAAGTATTTTTCATGTATGGCTTCACTGATGCTGGGTTAGCATGTCCTGTAACCGACATTATTTGTGCCATACCGACACCGGCCTCGACCATTTCAGTTGTACCAGTACGCCGCAGGTCAGACAGTCGCAATTCACTTGACATACCCGCATCTTCCATGACCTTACGTGCATGTAACGGTAGTTTTTGCAGTGAATAGGGTCTGTACTCACCCTTGATGGGGTATGGACGGGGTGCCACGTACTTCTGAAAGCCAAAGTCTTCGTGTTGTTGCGTCAACATGTCACATAGATCATCTGAAATGGGCAGGTGTACGTCTGCTTTACGCTTAGATTGCTCCAGTGTCAGCGTCTTGGCATCGAAGTCAATTGCATCCCATGTGAGTAGACGCATGTCACCTAGCCGCTGGCACCACTCGTATGCCATCTGTGCAATCAAACCGATGTTACGGGTGCTAAAATCGCCGTAGGCAGTGTCTAAGAACTTTTGTACATCCTCCCTACCCCAAACAGTCTTACGCCTCTCAGCGGTCCTCCTACGCACGTTAGCGAAAGGATTGAGTGTACACAGTTCCATACGCAGCCCGTGATTAAATACGATGCTGGCAGACGACATGATGTGATTAGCCATGTGAATACCTTTCTCGCACCATTCGTTGTACGCAACCTTTGCGACACGTGTCTTCATTGTCGTGTAGTCGAGAGTGGACAGAGCCTGTCCGTCCACCTCAGTGTTGAGCATTACGTTGATGAAGTATTCATACTGCTTCTTAGTTTCATCACGTAAGTTCCTGTAATCATAGGACTTGTAGTAGTCGTCTACCAAGTCTGTTAGTCTCTGTGTCCGTAACATTCTACATCATCTCCCATAGCATGGCGACATCCATTGGGGTCTATGTCGCAGTTAGGCCAACTGTAACAACCTAGATGGTCATCAATAGGCTCTTGTCCCAATACCCGTTCTTGAAACCAGAAACGTAGGCTGTCCAAAGGTCTTCGGAATGTGCGACAATAGACGTACTCCCAAAAGCCCCACTTGGTTTCCCAATCACCTTTGAATAGGCCACGATGTTCTGCGTGGGGTGGTCTGTCCCATTCAAGGATGGTCAAGCAGTCGTCTATAAAGTGCTGTATTCCCCACACAAACTGTACAATCTTCCAGCGGAAACCCTCACAATCATATCGGTACTCTGCTGTTTCAGCAAACCACATCCAAAAATTTGGAATCCATTGTGCCGGTGAGTACCAGCGATTATTTTCATCCCAGCGACACCAGAATATGTGATGCAACTTGTAGTGTTGCATCTCCTGTTCCAGCCACTCCTCATACTCAGGGTGATTTTTCATTTCTCTTCCAGAGAACCACTTGTTCGTTTTGTAGCACCACATACCTATACCTTCCTCCGTTTTCATACGGCCACCAGTTGCTTGAACTGCGGCGTATCGACCCACTGTGCGACCTCAAGTTCACGCATGAACATCGACTTGTCCTGTGTGTCGTTGCCAGTGTTGCGTTGCTTGAAGCCATTACGTTCATCCGCATAAGTTGCATAATTAGTGAACGCAGAATACAGCGACCACAGGTTGCGGCCACGTGTGCTGACTTCTTGGTTGTACAAGCTGAACATCTTCTCTGCCTTGCGGTCAGACTGCATGATCTTCTCAAGCATAGCCTTGACATCGACAGTGACTAGGCTGGTGTTAGCCCACCGCTGCATCTGTTCTGTCTGTGCAGTGAAGTCTTGCTGTGACTTCTCCAGTTCAGTGATGAACGTGTCGAGGCTGAAGTTGCTGGTGTTCTTACGCATCACCTTGTCATGCCGCCCACGTATCTGCCCATTGAGACAGAAGAAGTCGATGGCACCGAAGATGGTGACGTTGGAACACGTACCGTTTACACCGTGCAGGGCAATGATACGCTGGGCTACCGTAGTCTCATGCTTGTCGGTGACAATCTTGGCATTCACGTTGGGCAGACGCATGTCCATCATGGCCCAGCCATTCTGGTGTGCATCCCGCCAGCTAATCTCTGCACCCTGCATGTCATGTGCAGACAGCTTTTCAGTGGTGGTGTCGATGACATCACGAAAGAAGTCGCCGTGTGACGCACAAGTGAAGCCTTTGCCAACAATACCAATGTATTCGTCGGTGCTGGCGTTGATGACATACTTCTTGTCCTCCACCTTGGTGGGTTCAAAGCGTACATCGAAGTCGAGATTTTCAGGGATATATTCTAGTGGCATGGTAGTTCTCCTTTGTGTTCGTTAACTGATGGTGTGTTATATCACTAGCAAATCATAAAGTCAAGGCAGCTAGGATAAAAAAGATAAATAGTCCTATCATAATGTCCATATGTTCTCCTCATTCCCACCGATAAAATATGTGTTCACCTATTTGTACAACAGGTGTCTTAGTCTCTGCCCACTCAGGCAGAACATAGGTTGCGTGGTAGTGTGTGGCACCCTCAACGAAGTCATCAAGGTTGCCTGTGTGTACACCCTGTGCAATCAACATAGCTTGCTGCCACGCTGTCTGGTCAGGTGTCTTGTCTGACTTGCCGTCGCAGTACCAGCTAAACTGACAGCGATGGCGTACAGGGAAGTCCTGCTTCCATGAGTATGTCGGGCCTTGCTTGACCACATCACATACAGTGTCAGGGTATCTGTCATCACGCACTCTGTTCATTACCACTTGGGCTACCGCAACCTGCCCAATGAAGGGCTGGTCACGGGCCTCATGGTACACGTTGAGTGCCAAGCATACAAGTGCTTCAGCAAACATTAGTCATCATCCTCCTCTGCCAGCACCCAGTCTGCATAGAGCATACGCTGTCCGTCCTCGTCCTCTTTGGGTACGAACTTGAAGATGCGGTGCAAGTCGCACTGCAATCTTTCCAGCTTGCCTACATCAGACATCCACAAATCATTACAGTCATATATTGTTTGCATCATGTTTCTCAAATGGTTGTATGCCTTGAGCAAGTCTAGGCGTTGTTCAGGTGTTACTTCCATTGTAATTCTCCTTAATCACAAGAGGTTTGTCGGGTAATCACAGCCACCCAACACTGCTGGTCTTCATCATAATATGCTGGCCGCACAAGTCTAGTGCCGTATGCAAACGGATGCCAGCCACCGAAGTAATCCTCCACCTTCTGTGCAAGGATGTCATGTTCTTGGTGCTTCAATTCAACTGTCACGGTCTTCATCATATATCCTCTCCTGCCAGTCGGGCAT